ATGACAATACTGGCTGCCCCGGGGGGGGATATGGCTGCTCAGGCTGTGCTTGAGGAGGCCGAGGAGCATTACAGGCGCACCATTCGCGCCCTTCACGACATCATCGCAGACGTTCAGGCGGGCCGGTCAGACCGCGCGCGGGAACTGAAAGGCGCCCTGAGCGATCTTGGAAAAGCGGCCCAGACCGCATTCGACGAAAGGGTTCGAGTTGAAAAGCGTCTCAGATCGGAAACCGGAATCGCCCATGATTATGCGCTCGACCTTGATGAGGCCCGTGCTGAAATCGGGCGCAGACTGGATCGCGTGCGCGCCGTCCGGGATCCGGGCGGCATTTCTGGAGAGCCTGAGTGAGGGTGCGTTGCTGTCGCTGCCCTATTTGTTCGAGTTTTGGGCTTTGCCCCACCAGATGCCGCCCGAAGGCGCATGGCGAAGCTGGGTGGTCATGGGGGGGCGCGGGGCGGGCAAGACCCGTGCCGGGGCCGAATGGGTGCGCGCGCAGGTAGAAGGCGCGCGTCCGCTGGACATGGGCCGGGCGCGTCGTGTGGCACTGGTGGGCGAAACCGTCGACCAGGTGCGTGAGGTCATGGTGTTTGGTGAGAGCGGGCTTCTGGCCTGTTCGCCTCCGGACCGCCGTCCGAAATGGGAGGCAACGCGCAAGCGGCTGGTCTGGCCGAACGGGGCAGTGGCGCAGGTTTTTTCCGCCCATGATCCGGAAAGTCTGCGCGGACCCCAGTTTGATGCGGCCTGGGCGGATGAACTGGCAAAATGGAAGCGGGCGGAGGAAACCTGGGACATGCTTCAGTTCGGTCTGCGCCTTGGCCCCGCGCCGCGCCAGTGTATAACCACAACGCCCCGCAATGTCGGGGTATTGCGGTCTCTTCTGGCCAATCCGTCCACGGTGGTGACTCACGCCCCGACCGAGGCAAATCGCGCGAACCTCGCGGATTCGTTTCTTGAGGAAGTGCGGGCCCGTTATGCCGGGACGCGCCTGGGACGGCAGGAGTTGGACGGCGTGCTTCTGGAGGAGGCGGAGGGTGCGCTGTGGCGGCTGGCGGGGCTGGAGAAATTGCGAGTGCGGGACGTTCCGCTACTGGACCGTGTCGTCGTGGCGGTGGACCCGCCGGTCAGCGGGCACAAGGGTTCTGATGCGTGTGGTATCGTTGTGGTCGGGGCGGTGACAAAAGGCGAACCGAAAGACTGGCGCGCCTATGTGCTGGAGGACGCATCGCTTCAGGGCGTCGCCCCGGTCCGGTGGGCGGAAGCCGCCATAGACGCAACGAAGCGCCATGGGGCTGATCGGTTGGTGGCCGAGGTGAACCAGGGCGGGGATCTTGTGGAAAGCGTCGTACGGCAGGTGGATCCGCTGGTTTCGTTCCGTGCTGTGCGGGCTTCGCGGGGGAAGGTGGTGCGGGCGGAGCCTGTGGCGGCGCTTTATGAACAGGGACGGGTGTACCATCTGCGCGGGCTGGCCGCGCTTGAGGATCAGATGTGCCGTATGACTGCCCGCGGCTATGAAGGACGCGGCAGTCCGGACCGGGTGGATGCGCTTGTCTGGGCGATCCATGACCTGATGATTGCCCCGGCGGCCCGGTGGCGGCGGCCAAGGGTGCGCAGCCTGTAAGACCTGAAACTTCCTGCACAGACCGCCCACCGGGCGGTTTTTTCGTGTCGGGACAGAGACAAGGAGAGATCATGAAACTGAATTTCCTGAAGCGGGCCGCGCCCGAGGCCAAGGCAAGCGCCGTCGGCCCGGTCATTGCGTGGGCCGGCGCGGGGCGCATGGCGTGGTCCCCGCGCGATACGGTGTCGCTGACGCGCAGCGGTTTTACCGGTAATCCGGTAGGGTTTCGGGCGGTCAAGATGATTGCGGAGGCCGCCGCCGCCCTGCCGCTTCTGTTACAGGATTCCAGGCGGCGCTATGAGACGCACCCGGTTCTGGGGTTGGTGGAGCGGCCCAACCCGGCCCAGGGGCGGGCCGAGATGCTGGAGGCGCTTTACGGTCAGTTGTTGCTCTCGGGCAATGCGTATCTGGAGGCCGTTGGCGTGGGGCAGGGGCTGCCGCTGGAACTGCATGTGCTGCGCTCGGATCGGATGCAGGTCGTGCCCGGCGCCGATGGCTGGCCGGTGGCCTATGACTACACCGTGGGGGCGAGCAAGCATCGGTTCGATATGGCAGGCGCGGTGCCGTCGATCTGCCATATCAGGAACTTTCATCCGCAAGATGACCATTACGGCCTTTCGCCGCTTCGGGCGGCGGCCACTGCGGTGGATGTCCACAATGCGGCTTCGCGCTGGTCGAAGGCGCTTCTGGATAATGCGGCGCGGCCATCGGGGGCGATCGTTTACCGTGGTGCCGACGGGCAGGGCACCATGACCGAGGAGCAGTATCTCCGCTTGCAGGACGAGATGGCGTCTTATCATCAGGGGGCGGTCAATGCGGGGCGGCCGATGCTTCTGGAAGGCGGGTTGGACTGGAAACCGATGGGCTTTTCGCCTTCTGACATGGAATTCCAGAAAACCAAGGAGGCCGCCGCGCGCGAGATTGCCGTGGCCTTCGGTGTGCCGCCGATGCTGCTGGGTATTCCGGGGGAGGCAACCTACGCCAATTACCAGGAGGCCAACCGGGCGTTTTATCGCCTGACGGTATTGCCTCTGGCGACGAAGGTGATGGGCGCGTTGTCGGAGTTTCTGGCCCGGCATGCGGGGGGACAGGTGGTGTTGCGGCCGGATCTTGACCAGGTGCCCGCGCTGGCCGTTGAGCGTGAAGCACAGTGGCGGCGTATCGCGGGGGCGGATTTCCTGACCGAGGATGAAAAGCGCGCCCTACTGGGGTTGCCGCGCCGGGCGGGGTCGGCATGAGCGCACAGGCGGAGAGGTCGGGATCACGGTTCCTCTACGCCCCATTCGAGGCCGCCCACGCCCGAATCGACGCGAATGAGCGTGTCGCACAGGAACGCTGGGCGGCGCTCGACTACCGGCTGGGGCGGATTGAGGCCGGTCTGGAGCAGTTGGACCGCCGCCTGTGGCTGGCGGTTTATGGTGTGGTCGGCGTGGTGCTGGCCGAGGGGGCGGCCCAGATTCTGGCCGCGATGCAGTAGAAGGGGAAAGTATGAAGGCAATGGAAACCGGGTTGGAGCACAAGTTTTGCCAGCCTGAGGCGCCCTTGACCGTTGGGGAGGGCGCGGTGATCGAAGGCTATGCCTCGCTTTTCGGCGTGGCGGATCAGGGGGGCGATGTGGTTCAGCCCGGTGCGTACGTGAAATCTTTGGCCGCAATGGCGCGGACCGGGCGGCGGGTAAAGATGCTTTGGCAGCATGATCCGGCCCAACCCATAGGCGTGTGGAATGAACTGCGCGAGGACGGGCACGGGCTCTACGTCAAGGGCCGCCTGCTAAACGACGTTGCCCGCGGGCGTGAAGCGGCGGCGCTGATTGCGGCGGGGGCGATTGACGGGCTGTCGATCGGCTATCGCACGCGAAAGGCGGGGCGCGACGGGGCCGGCCGCCGGGTACTGGAAGATTTGGAGCTTTGGGAAGTGTCGCTGGTGACGTTCCCGATGCTGCCGCAGGCGCGGGTTTCCGCCAGGGTCGGTGAGGCCGAGGCGGCTCTGCGCGAACTGGCGAAGACCCTGAACGGGGCCCGCCGTGGATTGGCCGACGCCTGAGGTACGGCCGTTTTCGAAGAGGACAAACCAAATGAGCGAAACCGGGTTTTGTGCCACCGGGTCTCCGGCGGTCGAGGCTAAACATGCCCTGAGCGGCTTTCTAAGCGATTTCAAAATCTTTCAGGGAAAAATTCAACAAAAACTTCAGGAGCAGGAAGAGAAGCTGACCATGCTTGACCGCAAGACCATTTCCGGGCGTCCCGCCCTGTCCCGTACCGCCGATTTCGATGCACCGCACCAGAAGGCTTTTGCCGCTTATCTGCGTTCGGGCGATGATGGCGGGCTGCGCGATCTGCCGGCCGAGACCAAAGGCATGAGCGCCGCCGTGGCGGGTGACGGGGGCTATCTGGTGGATCCGCAAACTGCCGAGACGATCAAGGGGGTGCTCAGATCCTCTGCCTCGATCCGGTCGATCGCGCAGGTGGTGACGGTTGAGGCCAGTTCCTACGACGTGTTGGTGGATCATTCCGATATCGGCTCTGGATGGGCCAGCGAAACCGCGCAGCAGGTCGAGACCGACACGCCCCAGATCGAACGCGTGACCATCCCGCTGCATGAGCTTTCAGCGATGCCCAAAGCCAGCCAGCGCCTGCTGGATGACAGCGCCTTCGATATCGAAGGCTGGCTGGCGGCGCGCATTGCCGATAAATTCGTACGCGCCGAGGCTGCGGCCTTTCTCCATGGCGACGGCGTGGACAAGCCCAGGGGCCTTTTGAACCATCCCCATGTGCCGGAACATGAGTGGAAGTGGGGCAAGCTGGGCTATATCGCCACCGGCACCGACGGCGATTTCGACGAAACCGCGCCGGCCGACGCAATCCTGGATCTGGTTTATGCGTTGGCTGCGGAGTACCGTGCGGGCGCGACCTTCGTGATGAATTCCAAAACCGCCGGGGCGGTGCGCAAAATGAAGGATGCGGATGGGCGTTTCCTGTGGTCCGACGGTCTGGCCGCCGGGGAGCCCGCACGCCTGATGGGGTATCCGGTGCTGATCGCGGAGGACATGCCTGACATTGCCCCCGGTGCCGTGGCGATTGGCTTTGGAGATTTTTCGGCCGGTTACACTGTCGCCGAGCGCCCGGACCTGCGTCTGCTGCGCGACCCGTTTTCGGCCAAGCCGCACGTGTTGTTCTACGCGACCAAGCGTGTGGGGGGCGATGTCAGCGATTTCGCGGCGATCAAGCTGTTGAAATTCTCGGTTGCCTGAACGGCGCGGCGCCCTCGTCTCGGGCGGTCGATGCGCGCCGGGCCGGGATGGCACCCGGATGTCCGGGCCGGATCCCGGCGCGCTCTTTTTCGCAAAATGACTGGAGAAAACGCATGATGCTGATCGAGCAGACCACCGTGCCTGCCGCCGTGCTGCCTGTACGCCAGTTCAAGGATCACCTGCGCCTGGGGACCGGGTTTGCCGATGACGCTGCGCAGGACACCTTGCTGGAGGCGCTGTTGCGTGCGGCGATTGCAACGGTGGAGGGGCGCTGTGGCAAGGTGCTTTTGGCGCGGGATTATACATGGACACTGATGGCCTGGCGCGAGGCGGGGCGCCAACCGCTGCCGGTGGCGCCTGTTCGTGCAATCGGCGCAGTAACGGTGATCGACCGGGCCGGGCAGACGCAGCGGGTTGATCCGGCAACCTATCGGCTGGACCCCGACAGCCATCGCCCCCGGTTGGTGGCGGTACACGGCGCGCTGCCACATATCCCCCTTGGCGGTCGCGCCGAGATGCGGTTCGAGGCCGGGTTCGGTGCGGAGTGGGGCGAGGTCCCGCCGGACCTGGCGCAGGCGGTCATGTTGTTGTCCGCCTATTATCATGAATATCGGCATGGGGCGCTCTTGGGCGATAGCGGCATGCCTTTCGGTGTCATGGCACTGATCGAGCGTTGGCGAACGGTACGTGTTCTGGGAGGGATGCCATGACCCCCCCCGTTCTGAGTCGCCGCTTTTCACTGGAGCGTTTGCGGCAGGTGCCCGATGGTGCGGGCGGATATGCAGTGGTTTGGGAAATTCTGGGAAATCTCTGGGCGGAACTGATCCCTCAAGCCGGCGGCAGCCGCATGGCGGGGGAACTGACGATCAGCCGCGTGTCTTGTCGGATCATCGTGCGGGCAGCGCCGGTGGGGGCGCCGTCCCGCCCGGAGCCGGGGCAGCGGTTGCGGGAGGGGGTACGGGTGTTCCGTATTCTCGCCGTGGCCGAAACCGATGCAAAGGGCCGCTATCTGACCTGTCATGCCGAAGAGGAGGGGGCCGCATGAGCTATGCGCATTCGGCGGCTTTACAGGAGGCGGTTTACAACCGGCTGAGTACGAATCCCACCCTTGCCGGGTTGATCGGCGAGGCGGTGTTCGATGCCGCGCCTTCCGGGGCTGTGCCGGGGACTTATGTGACCCTTGGTCCCGAAGAGGTGCGCGACGCGTCCGATGCCACGGGACGCGGGGCGATGCACCGGCTGAGCGTATCGGTGATGTCCGATGCGGCGGGGTTTCGGCGGGCCAAGCTGGTGGCGGAAGCGGTTTCAAAGGCGCTGTTGGAGGCAGCACTGATCCTGGAGTGCGGGCACCTGGTGGCGTTTCGGTTCGAGCGCGCCATCGCCCGGCGGGAAGGCAGCCTGCGCCGGATCGACCTGCGCTTTGGCGCACGGGTATCGGAAGAATGAATCATCAAAGCGGAGAACTGACATGACGGTACAAAACGGCAAGGATTTGCTGATCAAACTTGATCTGACCGGTGATGGTCAGTTTCAGATCATTGCGGGGCTGCGGGCGACGCGCATCGGGTTCAATGCCGAGGCCGTGGATGTGACAAGCCTCGACTCTTCCGGCGGGTGGCGCGAACTGCTGGCCGGGGCGGGGGTGAAATCGGCTTCGGTCTCCGGCTCGGGCGTGTTCCGGGATGCGGATACGGATGAGCGGGCGCGCCAGATCTTTTTCGATGGGGAAACGCCGCAGTTTCAGGTGATCATCCCCGGTTTCGGTATCGTGCAGGGGCCGTTCCAGGTGAGCGCCATCGAATATGCTGGCACCCATAACGGTGAGGCGACCTATGAAATGTCGCTCGCGTCGGCCGGGGCGTTGAGTTTTACGGCGCTGTGATGGCAAATCCGTGGGCCGGAGAGGTGGCGCTGGTGGTCGATGGCCGGCGCTGCGTGTTGAAGCTGACGCTGGGCGCGTTGGCGGAGCTTGAGGCGGCGCTGGAGGCCCGGAACCTCGTGGCGCTGATCGAACGTTTCGAGGTCGGGCAGTTTTCGACACGGGACATCATGGCGCTCTTGCTGGCTGGTCTTAGGGGCGGCGGCTGGTTGGGGACGGCATCGGATCTGGCCCGGGCGGAAATCGGCGGCGGCCCGATGGAGGCCGCGCGCGTCGCGGCGCGGTTGCTGGCGCTGGCATTCACGGTGCCGGAGCAGAGCGATGGGCTTTGACTGGCCGGCGCTGATGCGGGCGGGGTTGCGTGGGCTGGCTTTGCCGCCCGCGCGGTTCTGGGCGCTGACCCCGGCGGAACTGATGCTGATGCTGGGCGTGGGGCATGGCACGGCCCCCATGGGGCGCACCCGGCTGGAGGAGTTGTCGCGTACGTTCCCCGACAAGCATGAGGAGTAGGACATGGAAGACATGGAAGACGCCCTTGCGGCGCTGGAGGAAACGCTTGACGGCTCCCGCGATGTGGCGGCGGCGTTCAATGCGGAACTGGTGTCGATGCGTGAGAGCCTGACCATGGCGCAGGGCGATATATCCGGGCTGTCGCGGGCCATCGGGCGGGGGTTGCGGGGCGCCTTCGACAGGTTGGTATTCGATGGAGCACGCTTTTCGGATACGTTGCGGGACCTGGGGCGGTCCATTGCAAATGCTGCCTATTCCGCCGCGATGCGGCCTGTGCAGAATCATCTTGGCGGGCTGGTTGCGGGAGGGGTCGAAGCATTGGTCGACGCCGCGATGCCGTTCGGGAAGGGCGGAGCCTTTACACAGGGGCGCGTGATTCCGTTCGCGCGGGGCGGGGTCATCAGCCAGGCGACCTATTTTCCGCTGCGCGGGGCGGCAGGTCTGATGGGAGAGGCCGGCCCGGAGGCGATCATGCCGCTGGCGCGCGGGGCCGATGGCCGTCTTGGTGTGCGCAGCGCGGGGGGCGGAAGGCCCGTCAATGTGACGGTCAACATCGCCACGCCAGATATACAGGGTTTCCGCCGCAGCCAGAGCCAGATTGCCGCGGAAATCGGTCGCGCAATGGTGCGTGGGCAACGCAATCAGTAAGGAGCATGGAAATGGGATTTCATGAGGTCCGCTTTCCCGTCAACCTGAGTTTCGGGTCGGTCGGGGGGCCGGAGCGGCGTACGGAGATTGTCACGCTGGCCAATGGCCACGAGGAGCGGAATACCCCCTGGGCCCATGCCCGGCGTCGCTATGATGCGGGTATTGCAATGCGCTCGCTGGACGATCTGGAGGCGCTGGTCGCGTTTTTCGAGGCTCGGCGGGGGCAGCTATACGGGTTCCGCTGGAAGGATTGGGCGGATTACAAATCCTGCCCGCCCTCGCGTGAGGTCGGATTTGACGATCAGGATATCGGTGTGGGCGATGGGGCGCGCAAGGTCTTTGCGTTGACCAAGGTCTATGCCTCGGGCGAGGGGCGTTATGCCAGGCCGATCGCCAAGCCTGTCAAGGGAACCGTGCGTGTCGGTGTCGATGGCGATCCGCTTCAGGAGGGAGAGCATTTCGCCGTGAATAGCGCGACCGGTGAGGTCAGCCTGTTCGATGCGCCCGCCAGGGGGGCTGTCATCACGGCAGGGTTCGAGTTTGACGTGCCGGTGCGGTTCGATACCGAAAGGATCATGACTTCCGTTGCCAGTTTTCAGGCAGGAGATGCCCCGCAGGTGCCCGTGGTGGAGGTGCGCGGATGAGCGTTTCACAAGGCCTTCAGGCCCATCTGGACAGTGGGACGACGACATTGTGCCGGTGTTGGGCGGTGATGCGGCGGGATGGGGTGGTTCTGGGCTTTACAGACCATGACCGCGATCTTTCGTTCGAGGGTATTCATTTCCGTGCCGACAGCGGCCTGACCGCCGGCGTGCTGAGCCAGAGCACCGGCCTTTCGGTTGACAACAGCGAGGCTCTGGGGGCCTTGGCGGGAGACGCGGTGTGCGAGGAGGATATTCTTGCCGGGCGCTATGACGGGGCAGAGGTGCGGGCGTGGTTGGTCAACTGGGCGCAGCCGGCCCAGAGACTGAAACAGTTTCGCGGTTCCATCGGTGAGGTTACTCGTTCGGGCGGTGCGTTCACGGCAGAACTGCGCGGGTTGGCGGAGGCGCTGAACCAGGTGCAGGGGCGGGCTTATCAGCGGCCATGCAGTGCGGTCCTGGGGGACGGGCGTTGCCGCTTCGATCCGTGCAAGCCAGGGTATTTCAGTGAGCGTGTCGTCGAAGATGTCGAAGAGGGACGGGTTTTTCGTTTTCGGGACATGCGCGGATTTTCCCCACGCTGGTTCGAGGCCGGGCGGCTTATCGTGCTGGAAGGAGCTGCGTCGGGGCTGGTTGGTGTGGTCAAGAACGACCGCTTCGAGGGGGAGTGGCGTGTGATCGAGTTGTGGCAGAAACTGGCGGCGGCGGCGGGGAACACGGTTCGCATCGAAGCCGGTTGCGACAAGCGTGCCGAAACCTGCCGACTTAAATTTAGCAATATCATTAACTTTCAGGGGTTTCCTTATCTTCCTGGCGAGGATTGGTTGATGGCGTATCCGCGTTCCGGAGATCTCAATGATGGGGGAAGTCTGCAGCGATGAGCCTGACCGGGGATCGGGTGCTGCGCGAGGCACGGTGTTGGATCGGAACACCCTATTGTCATCAGGCGGCCATGAAAGGGGCGGGAACGGACTGTCTTGGGCTTGTGCGCGGAATCTGGTGGGCGCTTTACGGCAGGGAACCCGAGATTGTGCCCGCCTATACGCCAGACTGGGCCGAGCCGCAGGCGCAGGAGGTTCTTTGGCAGGCTGCGCGGCGGCATCTGCGGGAAAAGCCCGTGCCGCAGGCTGCGCCGGGGGATGTATTGCTGTTTCGGATGCGGGCTGGTGCTGTGGCCAAGCATCTTGGGATACAGGGGCGCATTGGGGCGCAAGCCAGTTTCGTACATGCCTATGACGGGCATGGCGTCGTCGAAAGTGCCCTTGGTACGGCGTGGGGGCGCCGTGTGGTGGCCCGGTTCGAATTTCCGTAAGAAAGGACAAATCATGGCGACAATCGTTCTGTCGGGGGCGGGGGCTGCGGCGGGGGCAGCTATTGGTGGGTCCGTGCTGGGGATTTCCAGCGCGGTCATCGGACGGGCCGTTGGGGCGACCGTGGGCCGGGTGATCGACCAAAGCCTGCTGGGTGCGGGGTCGCAAGCGGTGGAAACCGGACGGGTGGAGAGATTCCGCCTGACCGGCGCGGGCGAAGGAACACCTGTGGGGCAGTGCTTTGGCCGCGTTCGTGTGGCCGGGCAGGTCATCTGGGCGTCGCGCTTTCACGAGCATGTTGAGAAATCCGGCGGTGGGGGAAAGGGGGCGCCGAAAACTCCGACGGTGACGGCGTTCGGTTATTCGGTGAGCCTTGCGATTGCGCTTTGCGAGGGGGAGATCACCCGCATCGGTCGTATCTGGGCCGATGGCTGCGAGGTCGCGCCGGGGGATTTCAACCTGCGCATCTACAGCGGCAGCGAGGATCAGTTGCCCGATCCGAAGATGGAAGCGGTGGAGGGCACGGGGCGTGTGCCGGCCTACCGGGGCATTGCCTACGTGATGATCGAGGATCTGGATCTTGGCCGGTTTGGTAATCGTGTTCCGCAGTTTTCCTTTGAGGTGGTGCGTCCGGCACATGGGGCGGGGCCGGATCTGGCCAGCCGTGTGCGCGGCGTGGCGTTGATCCCCGGCACGGGGGAATATTCCTTGGCCACGACGCCGGTTTATTATGACTATGGACCGGGCGTCTGCGGCGTGGCGAATGTCAATTCGCCCTCAGGTCAGACGGATTTCGTGACCTCGCTGGAACAGATGCGTGCTGAAATGCCTGGATGCCGGTCGGTTTCACTGGTGGTCAGCTGGTTCGGGGATGATCTGCGCTGTGGCCGGTGCCGCGTACGGCCCAAGGTCGAACAACGCAAGTTCGAAGGCGAGCCGATGCAGTGGCAGGTGTCCGGTATTCGGCGTGGCCAGGCGGGGCTGGTTCCGAGCCTGGAGGAGCGGCCGGTTTATGGTGGAACGCCTGCGGACCGCGCAGTGATGGAGGCGATCTCCGAGATCAACGCAGGTGGACAGGAGGCGGTATTCTACCCCTTCATCCTGATGGAACAGATGGCGGAAAACGGTTTGCAGGATCCGTGGTCCGAAGCGGAAAACCAACCTGTTTTACCATGGCGGGGGCGGATCACCTTGTCCGCCGCGCCAGGCCGCGCGGGATCGCCCGATGGAAGCGAAACGGCCGTGGCGCAGGTGCGCGCGTTTTTCGGCACGGCGCGTCCGGGGGAGTTCCAGCGGACAAAAAACGGGCCGGTTTACCAGGGCGAAGATGGCTGGAGCTATCGGCGCTTCATTCTCCATTATGCGCATCTTTGTGCGCAGGCGGGCGGGGTGTCGGCATTTTGCCTTGGCTCGGAGATGCGTGCACTGACCCAGATTCGCGGACCTGGAAACAGTTTTCCCGCAGTGGCGGAAATGATCCGGCTGGCCGCCGATCTGCGTGCGATCCTGGGGCCGGAGACGAAAATCGGCTATGCCGCCGACTGGAGCGAGTATTTCGGATACCACCCTCAGGATGGGTCGGGCGATGTATTCTTCCACCTCGATCCGTTATGGGCAAGTGAACATGTCGACTTCATCGGGATCGACAATTACATGCCGCTGTCGGACTGGCGTGATGGAAACGCCCATGCCGATGCGCACTGGAAGACGATCTATGACCCGCAGTATCTGCGCGCGAATATCGAGGGGGGCGAGGGCTATGACTGGTATTACGAAAACCGTGCGGCGGCGGATGCCCAGCGGCGAACGCCCATCACTGACGGTGCGTATGGGGAGCATTGGATCTGGCGTTACAAGGATATGCGCAACTGGTGGTGCAATACCCACCACAACCGCGTGGGCGGCGTTCGCCAGGAAGACCCCACGCCGTGGGTGCCGCAATCCAAGCCGATGTGGTTTACGGAGCTGGGCTGTGGCGCCATCGACAAGGGCACGAACCAGCCGAACAAGTTCCTCGATCCGAAATCGTCGGAAAGTGTGCTGCCGAATTACTCCACCGGTGCGCGGGACGATCTGATTCAGGCGCAATATCTGAATGCGATGCTGGGTTATTGGTCGGAACCAGAGAACAATCCGGTTTCGGTCGAATATGGCGGCCAGATGATCGACATGGCGCGCGCCCATGTCTGGGCCTGGGATGCGCGCCCCTACCCACAGTTTCCCGCGCGTCGGGATGTCTGGAGCGATGGCGACAATTACGCCCGCGGACATTGGATCAATGGGCGGATTTCGGCGCAGTCGCTGGAGGCGGTCGTGCGCGATATCTGCATGCGCTCGGGCGTGGAGGCCGTGGGGGTCCGCAACCTTTATGGACTGGTGCGCGGTTACACGCTGGAGGGGATCGGCAATGCCCGCGCGGCGTTACAGCCGTTGTTGCTGGCGTATGGGTGCGATGCGGCGGAGCGCGACGGGCAGATTGTGTTCTCGCGCCGGGATGGCAGAAAGGAGGCCAGGCTGGAGCCACAGGCGCTTTTGGCCGCAGATGGTGAGATTGTGCCGCTGAGCCTGTCGCGGGCGCCCGAGGCCGAGACAGCGGGCCGTATCCGGCTGACCTTTGTCGAGGCGGATGGCGCGTATGAGGCGCGCTCGGTCGAAGCGGTGTTCCCGGACGAAGAGAGCCGTGCCGTTGCCGTGACCGAGTTTCCACTGGTGCTGAGCGGGTCTGAGGGCCGGGCCATCGTGGACCGCTGGTTGGCGGAGGCCCGTGTTGCGCGGGACCGGGCGCGGTTTGCTTTGCCGCTTTCGACCTTGGCGCTTGGAGCAGGGGACGTGGTGCGCCTGGACGGGCCAGGCGGGGAGGCGTGCTACAGGATCGACCGGGTTGAGCAATCCCATGGCCGGATTGTCGAGGCCGTTCGGGTTGAGCCGGGGGTGTACCGTCCGGCCGATGCCGTGGAAGATCGTATCGGCCTTGCGCCTTTCGTGCCGCCGGTTCCGGTCTTGCCGATGTTTCTGGATCTGCCGCTCTTGCGTGGAGACGAAGTTCCCCATGCGCCGCATCTGGCGGTTGCGGCAGAGCCCTGGCCGGGATCGGTGGCAGTGTATAGTTCTGCGGTGGACAACGGTTATGAACTCAACCGGCTGATTGCTGCCCCGGCGGTTTTCGGCGTGACGGAGACCCCTTTGCGTCGTGCCGCGCCGGGATGCTGGGACAGGGGCATGCCGCTTCGGGTGCGGCTGGGCAATGGGGCCTTGTCTTCGGCGGAGATGGGGGAACTTCTGGCGGGGGCGAACCTGGCCGCGATCGGGGATGGAACACACGGGTGGGAGCTCTTTCAGTTTGCCAGGGCGCGGCTGGTGGGGCCGAAAACCTATGAATTGGCTTTGCGTCTGCGCGGGCAAGCCGGGACGGAGGCAGAAATGGCGGAAACCTGGCCAGAGGGAAGCCTGTTCGTTTTGGTGGATGCGCGGGTCGGTCAGATTGACCTCGCCCCCACTGCGCGCGGTCGGGTTCGGCACTACAGGATCGGGCCTGCGGGGCGGCCTTATGACGATCCGACCTACAGGCATCGGGTTGAGGCGTTTAGCGGCCTCGGGCTTCGGCCCTATGCGCCGTGCCATTTTCGGGTGGTGCGACGTGGTCGGGATGTCGAAGCCCAATGGGTACGCAGGACTCGTGTCGGTGGCGATGACTGGGAGGGGGAAGTGCCCTTGGGAGAGGCCTTGGAACGGTATACCCTGCGGGTGCGGAACGATGACGGCAAAGTGGTCCGGCAAGAGGTCCTGAGCACACCGGGCTGGGTTTACAGTTCTGCGGCGCAACGGGCCGATGGCGCGGGTGCGGGTTTCAGACTGGAGGTTGCGCAGGTTTCGGACCTGTTCGGCCCCGGCGTTTATGCCAGTGTTTCCTTCCCGGAGTAA